TGTATAATAAAACTAACCTTAAGAACTACTTAAAGAATAGTTAATAGTCTACATATTAACATAATGTAACATGTTTAAGATTAGTTATTCACATGCAACCCTGTATGTGGGACTTTATTCACATCTGCTTATATAATATTTAGTTATGATTATTTTTTAAAGAATAGTTATTCACACTGTTGTTTGGAGCAAGCGTGAATAAGTTTTTATGTATAAATACATAGAAACATAAAATCCTTTATATTCTGTAAATATGGGATATGGGATATTGTATGTTTATATGTTTTTAAGCTCACTGGTTATGTTTGAAAGTATAGATATTCTAAGTATGCCATCCTTACTTAGTATCTTATTGCTATTTATAATTATCGGTTGTTGGATATGGTCAGCACCTAATGCTTTCTCGCTAATACGTTGTACCTCTGCCTCATATTCTGACAGCATACCCTTTTGGCGTGAGTCCTCCATCACGTAGCCTAGATGCTCCAAATTAAGGCTTATTGTGTCAATGAGGTATCTCTTGACCCATAAGGGGTTCTTGGCTAAATAATCGGGTTCTATGCCCATGTATAAAGCAAAAGAATCCCTCGTAAAACCTGCAACCATAAGCATTGAGTCGACAAGCTCCTCCTCTGTATCGTAATTGAAGCTGATAGCTCCATTTGAAAATGTCTCCAAAACTAAACTCCTAGTTTTTTATAAAAGTATACCCAATTTTAAAAACTAACTCTTCCCTAATAGAACTTTACTAAAACCACTAAAAAACCACTAAAATTAGATAAAAAAACGGGTTAGAAACGGGTTAGAAACGGGTTAGAAACACTAAGATTATTACTAGTAAATCCCATAATATAGGGATTTGATGGTATTTTTTAAATTTAATATATATAATTTTGAAAAAAAATCTTAGAGTGTAAAAATAAAAATACAATATTAACATAAAAGTAGTAAACTCTTATATTGTGGGATTTATAAGTGTTTTTATAGTGTTTCTAACCCGTTTCTAATGTGTTTCTATAGTGTTTCTAGGATGTTTATGGAGTGTTTTTAGTGGTTCTATCTAAGAGTGATAGAACCTACTGCATAGGCTCGGCTGTTTTTTTGCCTGTATAAGTCCAATCTGTGCCATTAAACTTGAAGTTTGATATCTCTTCATGTAGAGATACTGTTCTGAATTTCTCTATCTTCTGTGACTCAGCAGCTTTCAATTTTACGCTTACTGGTGAGCTGAGGATGAGGTTCCAGAACTTCCCAAACTTTAGGTCACTTTTTAAGATATGCTCTATGTTCATGACTATAGAGAACCATTTGAGCGATGTGTTTGATATCTGACCCGATTCAACTTCTTGCATGAAGTGTTGTCTCATAGTCTCGTTGTTTTGTGTAAAAGGTATAGGTTTCTTGACCTTATGGCTTCCGTCTGGATTTTCAACAAGCACTTCTTTTTCGCCCTTGATGGTAACTTCGTATTGGCTATCCTCTATCGCTTCAATGAGCATTTCGTCTATCGTTTCGTAGTCTTTCGCCCTGAAAGCTGTTTTTAGGATAGATTGAGTGGTCGCAGTAGCGTCCTGAATGGCTTTCTTTGTCTTGTTCTTTATAGTGCTACTCGCCAACTGCTTGTTGTATTTGCACATTTTTAGGTGAATTATGAATTCGTCTCTTTCTTCTTCTATCAGCTGAATAAACTCTCTGATTTCAAGATTGAATTTTTCTTCAGCTACTTCTGCTAGTGTTTTTGACCTCGTTTCAATAACGGAGAGCCTCTCATCACTCTGATCCATTGGTATAGGTAGCTCTTCATTGGACAGAAATATACAGTTTGCGTAGAAACGAATCATATAGGGGTTTGTATGCATTGACCGAATTGATATATTCTCTTCAGATACGATTAGTTTTATTTTGTTTGCGATATCTTTGTCTTTATGGAAATCACCTTTGACTTCATCGAACTTTATGAATAACTTATCCTCTAAGTAGTTATTGAAGTTGTCCGATAGGTTGGCGTTGGTTGCTGTGAAGCAGTTCGCCTCATTCATGGCATACTCTATAATTTTTGATGAGAATACACCTTTACCAGTACGCTGAATACCTTTTAAAATGATTGCTGTTCTCGTCTTTTGAGAGGTATTTAGTATTGTACTTAACCAGTTCAACATAAACACTCTCTCTCCCTCAAAAGGGGCGATATTTTCCAGCAACGCATTGATGTGAGGATATCTTATAGGCAGGGTTACACTTGTGAACTTCGATAGGTTTAAAGTGTTCTCAACCTTTACATCTAGGAATCCATTTGGTGTATAGGTGTTGAAGAAATCACCATAGAATTTAGGCTTTGATGGCTCAAATTCTTTAATATATGGTCTAAAGTTCCTCATAATGACATTGACCTTTTTGGACTCAATATGTATGCCTATCTTTCTTTTTGAGTCGAGGTCAATAAATTTCTTAATTACAGCAGGTTTAAACCTGTCTGTTCTCAACCTTTGATTTTTATTACCCTGTATATCTTCATACTCATGCCATGACACCCTGACATAGGTGTCTGTAATAGAGTCGAAGAATAGTGTTTCGCTACCAAGTCTATCAAGTGATGCTTTTTTACTTGCATACTTCATGTATGCCTCTTCGAGTAGTTCAAGTTTATCTTTTATTGACATCTTGTCCGATGTCTCAAATGTTTCATTGATACCATGAACTGCTTTATCAAAATCTTTTGAAATCTTGATAACCTCTTCTTCGTTGTGGAGCTTGTTTCGCTCCCTTATATCGTTGGCTTCATCGATGTATTTTTTTACATCGTTATGCTTGTCATCATCTGTGGTTAACGATGCTTGAGCTTTTTGCTTGATTTTTTCAAGCTTTTTATCAATGTTATTCATTTTGACTCCTCTTGGAGGTAGTCAACAAAGTCTAAGTTGGATTGAAAGCTTAGATAGTTTTCAAGATTCATTCCCATGGCTTCTTGAAAAGCGTTGAATCCGTTTTTGCCTGCTTTGTCCCCATCGAACATACAGATAATCCCATACCCTTGCTGGGTAAGGTCTTTTATGTATACTATGAGTCTTTCATCGGCATATACCGAAGAGCCACCAGTGGTGATAAATGGAACGCTGTACAATAAGCCATTTAGGCTATTTTTAATTCCTTCACCAACAATGATATATTTTTCTCTATGGATAATCTTCTCCATCTCTGATTGAAATGGATACAGAAAGTCGTCTCCTCGATTATTTGCGTTCTTATGTATATACTTTGGTTCTGACCAGTCGTCATACTGGTCTGGCTTCTTTGGTCTATACGCTACTTTATCAACAATCTTACCTGTACTGTCACGGATAATAATACTAGGGCATCTAAAAAAGTCATCATATCCAAGTATCTTATTGTGCAGATAATCGAACTTTGATTTAAAACTCAGTGGGAATATTGATGCTTCAAACAACTTTTTGAAATGGCTTTGAACCATTAAGTGAGTTTTGTTTTCTTCTTCATATGTAAATGGTTTGAGCGTTTTCCCTCTTTGGAGGTCTCTCTCTGAATATTTATGCAGATTATCGAAGTTGACAGGCTTTACCTGTTTCTTTTTTCTTTCTAGTAGCCTAGTTTTAGTTGGCTTATATGTATCAACCCCTGAAAGCTCTTTGAGTCGGTTAATACCATCGTGCAAGTTTAGTTTTTCCATGTAACAAACTAAGTCTAACACGCTTCCACCTGTGATATCCCCATTAAAGTTTGAGAATATCTGTTTTGATGGATTGAAAACTATGCTTTTATCATTTTTGTAGCAGTAGTTACTACCTGATTTTTTTACTTCTCCATACATCTTTGCAACAGAAAGTATATCTAGCTGTTCTTTTAAGGATGCTAGTTCTGTATTATCGTTCATTTTACGCCTTTTTAATCTCTGTTTAAAGGATAATGACGATACAATTACTTACACCACTAAGTAAGTTGTATCAACTTATCTGAGGAGTTAGACTCCTCTCCCAATTAATTTTTTTCTAAAAGCTTTTCCATGTCAATTATGGCACTTTTTATTGCATTGGTCATGATGTCTTTTTGTTTAAAATTGTGTATTTTTACAAGTTCTCTAAATCTGTCAACTAAGTTTTCGTCTAGTCTAGTAGATAGAATTTTTTGCTTTGCTGGTTTTTCAGACTTCTTTTTTACACCTTCTATAAGTGACATTTTTTTCCTTTCTGACTTACTCTATTTGATATACTGTAATATTACTATAGTAAAGCTTTATGAAATCTTTTTTGTAATCTTTTAATATATCTTTATGTAGTTTTTTTTGCTTCTTGTAATCTCTTCGATTGACCTCTTTGATAGGTTGTATTTTGTGGACAGCTCATTTTGATTCAACTTTTTTATCTTAAAATCATAGACTATTTGTAAGTCCCTTTTGAATTTGATAAAATTTTTGATTGGTGCGATAAGTTTGTCTATATCTCTGTATTTTGAAAGGAAAACCTCATATGGTATGTCTTTGTTTTTTATATCTTCGATGAACTCCTGCATAGTTTCAAACTGCTTTGGGTTCGGTGTTTTAAAACCTTTTGACTTATGTTTGGTCTCATAGAAAAAATCCTGAAAGTCGTTGAAATCTTTTAGTTTAACAACATACTTTCCACCCCTCTTATCTGCCTTTAGATTTTCGTTATCTATATGGTTGTATACCTGCTGTGGCGTTATGTCTAAAATTTCAGAAATTTGAGAAACATCTAGCATTTATAACCCTTTTGAATAAAAATCTATATGATTATATAAAAAATGATTTTAAAAGTAATTTTTTTTACTATTTGGGTTGAATGTAAATATTAAAATGATTTTAAAAGTAATTCTTTTCCTGTAAAATGTAACAATGTTAAATACTGAGTGTTGTTTTATGATTAGCATGAATTAAAAAAATAAGTTACAAGTATAAAATGTTGAAAAGTTTTAATATTATGATTATGGAGATTGGTTTTGTTCGGTGAGAAATTGCGAAAATACAGAGAAAAAAAGCATCTTACTCAGAACCAGTTAGCCTATAGAGTTGAAGTTTTGACTGGTATGACTTGCAAGGGAAAATATATAAGCTCTTATGAGTCTGGCAGTAATCCAAAAGTGGAATTCATAGTCGCTTTCGCTGATATTTTAGAGATACCCGTTCAGTATCTTTTTGACGATAGTGATGAAGTGATAAGGAGAATAATTAAAAATGAGATGCCTAGATTAGAAAAAATGTTTGAAAATACAATTAGAGTGCCAATCGTTGGAGGCTTTATAAATAGGGAAACATCTGAAAAATATATTTATATTGATAAATATCTAGTTGAGAAAAAATATAGGGAAAGCGTAGATTTGAAAGCACTTATTGTGCTTGGAGATAGCATGAAGCCATATATTGATAATTCTGATATCGTTTTATTTGAAGAGATAAAGACTTATACACAAGGTGATAAGTTTAATGATGGTAAATATGTGATTGAGGCTGAACAAGGGGTAATGGTTAAAAATCTAACTTTTAAAGTAAACGGCGATATTATTATTTCAAATTGCAACAAGGACTATAGGGACTGTATAGTCTCTGGTGGAATACCAAATGATTACTTTGATGTCCTTGGTGTCGTTGTTGGTAGATTATTGAAAGGATAACTTGTAGTCCCAGTTATTAATATTCATATACTCTTCATCCTTGCCTATATATTTTATGTCACATGACCACAAACTAGTGACATTGTTCAGTTCTATTGTTGATTTTACAATGTATCTGTTAGGTTCTTTTCTGAATATTTTTCTCTCCATGTATGGAAAATTTACCTCTTGGGTAAATTGTTTCTCGATAAGGATTTTGCATATAGTATAGGCTTCATTCTCTATATCTCTGTGTTCTTCTGCTGTTGGGTGACTTAGAAATAGTATTGGGTTGTTTAGCTTCTCTTGGTGACACCAGTTTGCTATCTCCGATACTTTCAGTGAACTATCTTTTTTTGATGAGAGGTCAACAACTTTATAAACATAAAAGATTATATCAAAAACCACATTGACAAACTTTAAAGAATTTTAGTTAAATGCTTTATATAAGAATTAAATATTTTATATAAGGAATTAATAAGTTATGGCGTTAGCAATAGAGGGAGCAGTGAGTGACACGGTGGCAAATACTGCTGAAGTATATCTTCAAGCTGGTGTTCTCGGTGCAACTGTACTTATTCTTCTGATTGTCTCTAGCGTGTTGCTCTATATCGTCATTCGTGATAGAGCAACAAATAAAAAGTTTGCTGAATCCTTAGAAAAGGCAGTTGAAAATCAAAAGAATGCTTTGAAGCTTCAAGAAGAGGCAGAAAAGCATAATAGGGAACTGTTAAATATAGTTTCTGAAATTAATCAAATTGAGCGTGAAAACACAAAAGTATGTTACGAAAAAATAGAGAACCAATTAAAACAGTTGGTTATCTACTATGAAACCGATAAAAAGGCTGGTAAGTGAAATTTGAACAAGAGGGTTTGATTACTGATATTCGTTATATCCCTCTTGGTGAGGGAAAACGGTGCGAGGTAAAAGTTGATGTTGACGGACGCTCAACACCTTGGCTAGAGGTAAGAACACGCGTAACTAAGTTCTATAAAGAGTTTACGCCACCCTCTATAAATGACCAATCAATCGTACATAATCCAAATGGAGCAGATAATGAAAATGCCTATGTCGAAATAGGTACGGCTTATGAATCTGTTCCTTTACCAAATGATATTAATGAAAATAAGATTGTTAGGTGGGTTAAGGATGGAACTACTTATATTCATGATGCAATAAAGAAAAAAGTAACTTTTGATACCCCTTGTGAAATTAATATTAAATCTTCTTCAAAAATAAATTGTAAAGCTCCAAAAATCATACTTGATGGTGAGGTTGAGATAACTAAAAATCTAAAAGTATCTAAAAAAATCCATGATGAAAAAGGTAATCTTACCGACCATCAACATGCTGTTCAAAATCATTCTGTGGCAGTACCAAGATGAGTTATTTAGCTACACCTGAGGAAAGTTTTATGGATGCTTTTGGCACTCCTCGTGGTACAGTTATAGGGAACTATATTTATGGCACATTTGCACACAAATTAAAGCACCGACCATTCAATACAGATTATGTTATTGAGATGCGTAGAGCTTTTAAAGATGCCTGTAGCTTTGACCCTAGATTGAACTTTATGGGTGCTTCTTATGATATTAAAAATTTAACAGCTGGTATTGTTCTGTTTAATGTGGATATCGGTATCGGTAATCCAGTATCGTTGGAGATGGCAGTATGACAAATGATATTCAAACAGCCATTAAACAACTGGGTACACCACAAGCCGTAAATGTTAAAAGCTTTGATGAACTATTGCAAGAAAATATAAAACTTGCTAAAGAAAAGGTGTTTGGTGAGGATTGGTATCCTTTAGAGTCTGACCCATATATGAAAAAAATAAGGGTAATGACCCTTAGACAGCTCCACAACCAAGCTGATAAAAATCACACAATCTTAAGCTTTTTACCCACTACAGCAACTTATAGCGACCTTGATAATATTGGTATTGATAGAACTGTTATAAGAGATAGTGGAGAGTACCCATACGCACAATTTACTTTTTTTCTAACAGCTCAAAGCAATGGTACTTTTATGATACCAAAAGGTACAAGAATAACAGCTATTCAAAATAATCAGTACTGGGCTGAAACGGTTTATGATGTTACTGTTCCTAACGGTCAATCATCCGTTACAATCCCTGGGCAGTTTAGCGTTATGTCTGAAAGTAATGATATTGTGCTTGATACATTAATGACCGACCTCTCTTATGTGCATTCCATTAAACAGATAACAAATTTTGCAAACGGTAAAGATGTAGAGAAAGATGAGAGATACAGGCTAAGAATTATATTAAGCCGTAGCCAGTACAACACAACTGGAACGGATGATGCTTACGCTTACTTCGCCTTTACGGCTGATAGTAGGGTTGATGATGTTGTTATTCATTCTTCACAAGCTCTTGAAATTGATATTTATATAGCCTCTTTTGATGGTGTTGATGAAGTTATGAAGCAACGCGTTTATAGCCTTGTAACTGAGCGTTTAAAGCGTTCTTTAAACGATGTAATAAGGGTTATTGAAGCCCCTAAAAAAGAGATAAACGCAGTAGCTACTATAGAGCTTTTTGATTTGTCTGATAAGGAAAGAATTGAAAGTAAGATAAGAGCTAATTTCCAAGATAACTTTTTCATCGGTGAACACTTTACAAGAAGTGACTTTATTAGAAAATGTCACCTTGACGGTGTGTTTAGAGTACTTAGCAGTTTTGAAGATGTGATTGTTTCTGATACAGAAATTATTGAATTAAAATCACTCACTCTACTCTTTGAAAAGGCTAATACATGAGCCAGTTACTACCATCAAATTCAAGCTTACTGGATCAGCGTTTTTCTGATTTTATTGATAGAAGAACAAAAGAGGATTATAGCTCATTAACTGTTGACCCTCTGAAATGCCATGTAACTGTATTGCCTCATATCGCGTTTGATTATGGTGTGAGCATTAAAGGCATGAGTGAGAAAGAGAGTAGAGAGTTTTTAGACCTAATAAAAAGAACTCGCTCAATTACTGGAACGGTAGGTGCTATTGATAAAGCAATCAATTTCTTTCTAACAGAGGGTGAACTTAAAGAGTGGTATCAAAATAGAGAGCGTTTCGCTCGTGGTCAATTTGGTATTAAAACCACTAATCCGAATGTTTTCCCTTTTATTGAAAATATCAAGCATTTTAAAAACACTAGAAGTAAGCTGGTTTCAATTGATGATGGAAATGTATCACCTAGATTGAAATTGAGTAGAGATAAATACAGTTGTGCGATTATCTCTGACAATGATGGTGACCTGTTGCATGGTATTAAAGTCTCTTTTAAACAAATTGATTTTTTCACATCCAAATCAATTAACTATGAAGCCACTTCAATTGAGCTTTTTGTTGAACCTGTAAATGTAGATTATTTCTCTATAAGATACAGCTCTTTAGTTCTTGGTCATAAAGATAATCTTACCTGTAGTGTAACGGATGGAATCTATGAATATGAACCATTGTCAACAATGCCTAAATCTTGGCTCGGTGCGTGGGCTGGTAAGTGGGATGGAAGATATGCCATATCAGCTAAATCTTACAGTATTGATATTGATACTTCTGTACATCTTGAATTGGGTGTATCTGATACCGAAGAGGAATATATCACCTCTACCTGTTTCCCTAAAGCTTCAACTCACGATACAGAGCTGGACAGCGTAACGCTTAACCGTGCATGGTTTGGTGCATGGGCTGGTGAATGGGATGGAAGATATAGGTTAGTTTCTACGTCTTTTGAAAATGAAAATGAAAAAGGAGAAAATTAATGAGTACTGAGATTAATACACCTGTTGTGTTTGATGCTGATGCACATAGAGCTATAGCTTTAGCCGTGTTTAAAATGCCTCTTCATCTGGCGTTAGCAGATAGTGAAGACGAGTGGGGTTATAACGAGGCTCCTGTATATGATGGTAAGCTTGAAAAAGTCTTTGGGTTTTTGCCTGAACATTCTAAAGAGTTTATTAAAAAAGAGCAGGGCTTTTATAGAGATGGTAAAGGTGTTATTGTAAATGCAAAGGGTGAGCCACAGGACGCAACCAACCTTATAGAGGATGATAGTGGATTCTACAGTAAAACAACAGAACCAACCGACACTATTTTGGTTGGGTTCAGACAAAGAGGGGTGGATTTAGCCTCTTTTACAATACGTCAAAGGGTTGTTGTGACAGCTGTTGAAATACCTGAAGAGATTGGATATCAAACTTTTTATCCTGTTGAAAATGTTGATGCTGAAAAGATTGAAAAAATTGTTGGTCAAAATATCTCGCCAATGAATTTAAGCAGTGGTTACCGTGTTAGTAACTTTATATTGAGGTTTTAACAATGACAAGTAACCCTATGTATCATAACCGTTTTGACCCTAATAAAGGCTATAAGCAAGTATTGGTTATTGATGACCGATATATACAGGGTGCAGAGCTAAATGAGATGCAATCTTACCAACACCATGATATGAAGCTCTTTGCTGGTGCTGTTTTTGGTGACGGTGCTATTTTGGAGGGTGGCGAAATTAAAAAGGTTGGAGAGAATGCAAAGATAGAAAAAGCAACTATCTACTCAAATGGGTATGGTGTCCCTCTCTCTTCTATAAGTATTCCAATTTCTCCAATTGATACAATCATTATTGGTTCTGCAATTAAACAGGAAATTGTTACAGCAAAAGAAGACCCAACTTTATTAAATCCAGCCATTGGTACAGCTGGATTTAAAAGTGTCGGTGCTGAACGATTAAAAGTAACTGGTCGCTGGTGTAGTGAAGATGATATTAAAGAGGGTGAGGCGTTCTATCCAGCTTTTACCTTTATTGATGGGATTTTACAATCAGTGAAGCGTATCGCTCCAGAGCTGGACGGAGCAAGAAAAATTGTAGCACGATACGACCATCATGCTAATGGAAATTACGTTGTTGATGGCTTGGTACCAACCTTTGACCGTGATGACGATTTAGACCAAGAACATATTATTACTATTAGTGAGGGTAATGGACACGTTGAGGGTCAAGAGCTTATCTTTGATTATGCACAAAAAGTTCGTGTACCATTTGCCCTTGATAAAAGAGAGATAGTAGCAGAACCTAACGTGTTTAAAGGCAATGGAGAATATACGGTAAGGCATAACCCTATCGCCTCTATTGATAGAATCGTAGGAATAGTTGAGACAACTGAATCTATTACGCATGGAAGCTATAGAGGGATAAAAGATATTTTACCCAACACGCCAGTTGTAGAGGTGCTTGAGATAAAACAGGGTGATACCATCTATAAAAATGGTACGGATTGGGTACAAAATGGTGACTTTGTTGATTGGTCTCCATTGGGTAATGAACCCTCTCCAAGTTCAACTTATACCGTTGTCTATCGCTATCAGACTCACATAGAGGATGTTCAATATAATAGTAATGCATTTACTTTAGAGGGATTAGCAGAAAACACTAGCTTTTACATTAATTACTCATATTATCTTAGTCGTGTTGACAAAATCATTTTAACGAGAAATGGCTCTTTTGAAGTACTTAGGGGGGTAGCCGATGAGTACTCGCCTGTTGCTCCAAATCACGCTATAGGTTTATCCCTTGCAGAGGTTACCGTTTCATTTGGTCAAGAGCCATCGTTAAAGGTTAACTTTGTAAAAACTTTCAAAGCTGATGATATACAGAGAATGTATGAGCGTATGGAAGCACTTGAATATAATGTAGGAAAAATAGAGCTGCTAAATAACGCTAGAAGTATTGACCCAACATTAAATACAAGAGAATTATTTGTTGACCCATTTTATGATGATGACTTGCGTGATATGGGTATAGAACAGGATGCAGTTATTGCAGAAAAAGAGCTTCACCCAAACATTGACTTTACACAACATGAATTTAGTTTTGATGTTGATATCTCTCTTCCTTATCAGAATAATGGTGTTTTGATTGAGCAAAGAAAAAATAGTGGTGGTAGGTTAATAAATGAATATATAGAGGCAGATACACCACTTAACTCAATAAGTGTTACACCGTCCACTTTTAGGTGGATAGCAAGAACGGTTGTATATAGCAGTAGTTGGAGTAGTGGTAGCATGGTATCTGTTAGCTCTTCTAGTGCCATTGTTCCACCAACACGGCTTAGAATTCAAGCAAAAACCTTTGATGATACGCAGGTAGATGTAGTAGTTGATGACAGACATGTTGGAACGCTTGACACTATCCAAATTGAAGAGAGTAGATATAGAGTTGATGGATACATAACTACACCAGTAGGATTAAGAAGTGGTAATAAGCTGATTAAGGTAATTGGTAAAACGACAGGTATAACTGTTGAATATATATGGTCAGCTGTTCCACTTCAAAGAACAATCATTAGACGTATTAGGTGGCGTGACCCACTCGCACAAACTATTCTCTTTACACAAGATAGATTTGTAGCAGAATTAGAGCTTAATATTATTGAGAAACCAACTACTTATGTAACGCTAACAGTCTGTAAAACAACGGCTGGGATGCCTGATTTACAACAAACAATCTACTCGAAAAATTATGAAGTAGATAGCCTTACTATTGGTTGGAATACTTTCAAGTTTGATGTTCCTGTACTTTTTGAATCTGATGTTGAATATGCATTAGTGATTGAATCTGGTGATGCGATTGGAAAAGTAGCAACGGCACGGCTTGGGGCGTATGACTTGGAATCTAATGATTGGATTACTCATCAACCTTATGAAGGTGTTCTTTTGAGTTCTGCTAACTCGTCAACTTGGACAGCCTACCAAAAAGAGGATTTATCTCTAGTAGTTCATAAACCGATGTTTGATGAGAACATGATTAAAGAGATAGGACGTGTAAATGTTGAAGATATTACAGACCTCTTTTTAATGGCTATCAATAGCCTTTATGTTGGTACAAATATTAAGTTTATTGCGAACCTTGTTGATGCCAATAAGGAAGTTCTTATTAGTCCATTTAATCTTACATCCATTGAGACATACACGGGTGAAATTATCCTTAGTGCAATCTTTACCACAACGGATAGAGATGTTACACCAATACTTGATAAAGATGTTGTTTTAGGCATTGGTCAAGTAAAAAATAGCTCTACCTATGTTAGTAGGGAATTCTCTTTAAGTGCCTCTAATTTAGATGTTTATTTAGATTTAAATTCAACACCTGATGGGGTCAAGGTTTACGCTGAGATTAATAGTGAGTTTGTTGAGCTTGATATTGATAGAGATAAGAGTCGTCATATTGGTGATGGATGGGTTGAGACATGCTTTAAAAAAGATGATATGGGTGTCTCAAAAACAAGAATTAAAATTGTTTTAATCAGCAAAGACACAATTAGACCAAGAGTTAAAAACCTGAGAGGAATAGTGAGCTAATGCAACAGACAAAAAATAGAAAATACCCACTCATTAAAGGTCATTGGTTAGATGATGATATACCAGTCCTTATTAAAGCATTTCTTGAAATTGATGAGGATGTAGAGGGTATTGACGAAAAAATTACTACAGGTCTTAAAAACCTAAAAAATGAGATGAATGAATCAATAGAAGAGGCTAAAGCATTGAGTGGAAACCTCTCTTTATTGGCATTGGAAAAAAGTCAAAAAATTAAAATTGGAGTAATAGTATGACAAAAGGTGATATTACAATTATCAACAATCATAGAGTGATGATGATACTTGAAAAGTTTTCATTGGATGATGCTGGTGAAGTTGAAATTTCTCTTTATGACTGGGAAAATGATAAGGCAGTTGAAAAAGAGTATCGTTTTAGCAACATTAAAAAGATGATTGATGAATTAAATGCAAATAATATTAAGTGTGTTGATGGTGAAGTTACAGACCAGGAGGGAAAACCTGTATGGGTTGATAATGCTAAAAAGCTTGAAAATAAAACACTCAAAGAGGTAAGAGCTGGTATTGATGCCACTAAGTTAGGTGGTAAAAACCCTGAATATTACAGGTATGCATTTAACAGAATTAAGATGTTGGTTGATACAGAAGAGACCTCGGCTCCTGCTCAATGGATGGCAGGTGTTACATGGGAGAATGAGCTTGTGTTTTGGGGCTACAATCACGCAAGTTACTTTATTAATGGTATGGGAACTGATAACGCTGGTGTTCAGACCATTCCACAATCAGTTGAGAAGCATGGTGTAGAGATTAAAAAATTATATGCCAATACATGGAACTTATTTGTTCTCTATGAAGATGGTGACCTTTATGTAATGGGGTATAACGGATATGGTCAACTTGGAGTTGGAAATACAGCTATTCAGTATAAGCTTGTTAAATCAGCTGAAAATGTTACAAAGCTTTCAACTTCATCAGTTGGTTATCACCAAGATTATAATCATGTGATGATTTTAAAAGAGGATGGTTCTGCATGGTTGACTGGTCACAATGGTGCTGGTCAACTAGGGAATGGCAATACAACAAGTCAAAATAGTTGGGTTAAAGCCGATATTTTAGAAAAAGCAAAAGATATATTAGCTGTTGGAACAAATAATGCGACAAGTTATATTTTAACAGAAGATGGAACAGTCTATGCTACAGGTTATAACGGTCATGGACAGCTCGGTGATGGTAGCGTAACGAATAGCTCAGGTTTCAAAAAGATAAACAATATCTCTGATTATAAAGTAGTTAAGATTGTTGGAGCAGGTGGTACTAGATATTCATCTTCTGCATATTATCACAATTTTATTCTCTTCCTAACAGATGCAGGGCGTGTGTTTACGCTAGGTTATAACGGCTATGGTCAACTTGGTGTAAATAATACAGAACACCAAAGATTACCTATAGAGATAAGCTATGGACATGAAAACAATAATGACCCTGTAAAGGATATTTTTACATCAAAAGCTTCAATGGGTAGTTCAGGATATATAACAGAGAGTGGAAGGCTCTACATGACAGGCTATAACGCCTATGGTGAACTTGGTGTAGGAGATACAACTAATAGACTTGTTCCTACATTTGTTATGAATGATGTTAGTTATGTACAGTCTGTTGCAAGTGGTACATACGGATATCATAGAACTTACATCGCTAGAAAATTAGATGGTACGCTCTTCGCATGGGGTTATAATGGCAATGGTCAAGTAGGAGATAATACTACTACTAACGCTACAACTCCAAAACAAATCCCATTTGATAACGCTGATAAAGTCGTCCAAATTTCTCAGGGTGGCTACTCTTCTTCTACTCATTTTAATGTGTTACTTAGTGATGGTCGTGTCTATGGATGGGGAGCCAATGAATATCAACAGAGCTACCCACAAAATGGTTCAGCCAATGTGCGTAGACCAATTAGAACAATATAAGGAGGATTTAAAAGCATGAAGAAAATATTTGTAACCCCAAATTTTAAACAGAAAAAAGATGATGTTGTTCTCTATCAGACCAGTGAGATTGTCGCTCTAAATGTTAAAACTACTCATGGGTACAAGAGCTACATGGTGGCTTTGTCTGATGAAGAGATTGAGACAATGGAAAGTGAGCTTAAGAAGCAATATCTTAAAGAGTTAAACGCTGTTTGTGATGAAAAATCAAGAGGAGCTAAAGCCATCATCGCAGGTATGGGTGTGTCTTCTGAACAGATGGAAGAATATGGCTTGGTTGAGGATGCTATCAATGCCAATGATGTTGATTGGTTCGCTGATGAAGCTAAGTTGTTAGGTACGACGGCACAGGATGAGTTTGATAAAGCCAAAAAACAAAAAGAGGCGTATAAGTTCGCTCACACCTCTTTTAAAAAGCTTATTAGGCTCTATCGTAGGTTTGTATCTCAAAAGATTGATACAGCCCTTTTTAATGATGTTGTACGGCTGATAGAAGAGGGTAAAGAGATTGGTGTTGGTATTCATGGAACACCAACAGAGGTATTCACAGCTTCCAAAGAGCATGTGGAAAAAATAATTACAAGTTAATGGAGGAATTTATGAAACGAATTTTAATGGTCTTTTTGATGGGTGTTTTTGCCTTAATGGTTACAGGTTGTGAAGTTGATGATTTTAAAAAGTTAGGTGAAGCGATAACAAACATGGCAGATATTGCAGAGTCGTTTGAAAATGGCAATGAATCTGATGTTACGGACCCTGGTGCAAAAAGCGTTACATATCGATATGACATAAATGTTACAGATGTCAATACAACAGATAAAAATATAAAAGGAGGTAGTGATAATGAAGTGGATTTATAAAATCTTAATCTTAGCAGGTTTAGCCGTTATTTTGAGTGGCTGTTTGTCTGAAAAAATTAAATTGAGTGGAGAGTACTCTTTACCAAATGGTGAGAGCGTTACGGTGCAGCTTGGAAAACCTTACCAGTTGAGTAAGAATGAAAGTAATGTTACAGCTACCATTGTATCCGATGATACTGCAGAGAATAATGATGATTATCTCTTAGAAGTTGATTGGTTAGCACCTGCATTGGATGTTAACAAGTCATATATGTTGGAGCATGAGATTGAATCGCTTGGTAGTGTTGATATATATGAGATAAGCATTGATAAAAATGATTCCCAATGCTCTGTTTCTGTGCCTATCTCACGAATTCATTTTAATGAAATTCATTCGTTTAGAATACTTGATATAGATGATGGTTTTACGGAAGTTTATCGTTTTGATTTTGAAATGAAAGAGGTAGACCATGAATAATGATATTGGAACAGTCGGAGTAGCGAGAAGATTGACAGCTGGTTTTATTCTTTTGGTGGTTAACACTATTCTTTATCTACTGATTGCTGTTACAGGGCCAGTGATATTTTTAATTGTCCTCTCTAAAAGTATTGTCAAAGGTCATGCTCTTAAATATATGTTTAGTGTGATGGTGTCAAACGACCAACACGGAGGAACGCTTATTTTTGGAACAGAAGACTGGACGATTAGTTCAAATCTATATAAGTATCGTGATGAAAGTGTATGGAACTTCTTTCGGCGTATAGTTAACTATTTGGCTTATCGTATCGCAAAGATGCTTTACGCTCTTGGTCTTATAGATAATAAGCAGTTCCAACGGCAGAAAAGACATTGTGAGTCAGCCTATCGAAAAGAGCTGAAAGAGTTTAGATATAGAACTGAAACATCTATTGCAACTCTATGTGTTGTAGAGCTAAGTAGATGGTTTGATGATGAGACAAATCATTATCTTGTCAGAAAAGAGGATGATGATTCGCTTACATGTTGGATGTGCTGTGAATGGGAGATTATCTCAAAAAAAGATGATGGTGAAGTAAAAGTTTTACACTCTGGAAAGTGTGGAACAGGAGTGAACTATCACCCTGAAACTAAAATTTTTAGTGTAAATGATGGAGTAGTGTAATGTATCAAGGTATTAATTTAAAACCATTGAAAAAAGTTAAACCACCATCTATTGTTGTTCAAGGTGGTTCGGTTATTGGTTTAGTAGGTAGTGCAATTGCAACATCTTTATCAAAAGAGTTGCAGGAAAAAATGAATACACAAAAAGGCTTACTTCTTTTTACAAGTGCTAGTAAAGCTCTTGAAGCCTTTGAGGGTATTGAGGGAACGATTAGAGAGTCGTTAGATGATATTGTTATGCAGTATATCGAAGCTCCTGTTGTTGTTGGTGTTGTGCCTGTAACAAAGACACAGCTAACTAAAAAGCCTGAGACATTCTATGATAGTAAAGAGATTAAAGCTAAGGCACTGGATGTAATTGATTCATTTAGATATGCAAGAACTCTCTTCTCTTTTGTCTACAAGATTAGATGGACAGTCGCACCATATTTCTCAACAGATAAAGATGTTGTTGAGCGTATGAAAGGTTTTGTGGAATTTACACAGACTGCTGGTGTAATTGAATTGAATTCTACTTCTGTTCAAGAAGCCGTTAAGGCTTCTGAGGGGATTGGTTCAAAGAGGTTGTTGGTAAGTCCATTCTATGGAAAGAAATTCTCTAAATATAAGAAAGAGGAAATATCGCGACCGTTATCTGCTGTTATTGCTGGACATAATGCTTACTGGGATAGTGCTTTAGGTGAATTTGGTTTTGCCTACTCTCACGGTAACCGTCCTGTATATGGTGTAACTGCTCTTGATGTGCTACTTACTTATGAAGAGGGTAAACAGTGTGATGTTAACACTTTGGCTCAGGCTGGTCTATGTGTCATTTTTAATGATAACGGTTTTGAGATGTACAACTTTGAAACCACATATCAAGATTCTACAGAGAATAAATTAGAGTTTATTCGCTTCCATGACAGACTTTCAGAAGAGATGAGACAGAAGCTAAAAAAATATCACCAACGCCCATTTACTGAAGTAAAAGAGCATATCGGTTTAGCGATTGAAAACTTCTTGGGTAAAGCAAAATCAAAAGGTGTTGCACTTGGTTATGAAGTGTGGTTATCAGATGCTAACTCACCTGAAGAGGTTTCGGCAGGAAATTTATATTTTGATTACAAAGTAGGAAATAATCCAGCGATTAGAACAGTTATGATTCAACCGTGGGCTACAAACGAATACATTGCCCCTGAATTAGAAGAGGGAGGAGCTTAAAATGCAAAAACAAGGATTAGGTGCTGAAGCACAACTTTTAACTGGTTTGGCTCTTGTAATCGGTGGGAAAAATACATTCGGAAAAACGGGTGATGTTGCACCTCCTGATTTTGAGTATGAGGTTGTAGATGAGCAGATTACGGGTATCCCTAAATCACCTAGATTGAAATTTACGGTGTGGGATGCATCACAGCACTATTTAAATTCAATCGCAAATGGTGAAGATTTTCTTCTAAAAGGAAATATTAGAGGGGAAGACTCCGTTGATAAACCTTTATCTATGGCGATTAGTCATCGAATGGTATCAAGTAAATTGGTTACTAAGGAGGGTGATAAAACAGGTAGAGAGTTTGAAGTTATCGTTGATGCATATATTGAAAAAGTTGACGGTGATCAAACGGTTAAATGGAATAGACAAGGAGTTCACTTATCGTATGGGAGTGGTGATAATCTATTGCAGACTTTCGCTAAAAATCTAGGAATTTAAAAAACAATAAAGGAAAACAATGAGTAAAAAAACAGTTCAATACGCATCAAAAGAAGTTCAGTTATCGCGTCCGTATCCATTCGGTGAGATTAGAGAGGTTCAAGAAGGAAGAGAAACTGTCAAAGTCACTGTTCTAACTATGAATGAATTAACAGGATATGACGATGAAACGATTGCAAAAGAAGAGAGCTCTGGAAAGTTAGGAGGATATGTTCAAATATCTGTCTCTACTGGAATTGAGTACTCTGATATCTTGATGTTAGCAAATAAAGACCGTGATATTTTGATGCAGGAATTACAGGGTTTTTAGTTCGCCTTGGAGGCGATAGAGAGAACATATTAGAGGCTTATAGCCTTATATATGAGTTTTTTGGTTTGACCGAAGAGTATCAAAAATCTCTTTTAATTAGGGATTGGTACAAAAGATTTCAAGTTGCTTTAAAAAGGCATAAGCAAAAAGTAGAGTTGATGAGCCTCGGTAGGCTCTAAACTCACCTAAGCTGTTAAAAAATACAGTTCATGGTTTCCACTATATAGGCTTTATCCATTGGATAGAGTGGTGTAAAAAAGCTATTACAAAGAAAGCGAAAGGAAAGTTTCATGAAAAAAGAAGAGACTTACAACGAACAAGAGGTTAGAAAAGCTGTTTATGACCACATTAAAGGTCGTGCAGATTTGAGTGATACGGTTAAAAAACATTGTACACAAGAGGTGATTGACCTTGTTTTAGATACAGGTAATGACCTTGCAGAGGGTGCGTTTGTCCAAGGTAAAGGTATTAAGTTTCGAGGACTCGGAACACTGAAGATTGTTCACCTAAAAGAGAGACCGTACAAAACCCCAGATGGAAAAGGTGGTTGGCTTACTGGTGTAACACCAGCTTATGATACTGTTCGCTTCGAGGCAAGTGATAACTTGGTTCAAAAAATGAACAACCCTTTGGTTGATTAAGAGAAGGTGGTTTAGATGTCAAATAATCCAGTTTTAGAGCAAGCGTGGCAAGATTACTATAAAGCTCAACGTGAAAGTACAGCACAGGTAATCCTTGCCTATGGTAATAAGCTGATTGCAGATGAACGAGTTCGTTTAGATGCTGAGTTTAAACGTGCTTTTGACCGTTTAGATAAGCTTGATGTTATCTCTGATACAGATGGTGTGCAAACTGCTGTTGAAGCGATTCAAGAGCTACAAAAGCTTCTTAGCGAAGATGGTAACCTAAAAGACGTTCTTGGTTCACTTAAAAATATTAATGACCAAATTACAGAAATTAAAGAACGTCTGAGTACTGTTGAGGCAACAGCAAACAGAGCAGATGCAACGAGTAAAACAAACTCTACAAACATTACGATTCTTCAGCAAGGCTTGGCACAGGCTAAAGCAGATTTAGCAAAATCTATTGAAGAGTCGCTAACTGCTGGTAAAGAGTATACTGATGGTGAGCGTGACAAGCTACGCCAAGAGATTAAAGTTGCTGTTGATGAGGGTGGTGAAGCTCTTGTTTTGCTAAAGCAACGTGTCAAGAGTCTTGAAGATGTCATCAATGACACTGAAGTTGATGGTGTTACAACAAAAGGTTTAAAAAGCCGTGTAGATGACTCTGAAAAAGCTATCAAAGCCAATGCAGAGACAGCAAAAGAACAAGCAGAGACAGCAGAGAATAACTCTAAGCAGTATGTTGATGGTAACTTTGTAAGCCTTGATATGGTCAATGACTTAAAAACTCAAATTCCAGCTGATGAAAATGCAATGAGAGTAATCTGTGGGCTTGAGCCAGTTCCAGTTGAACAAACAGCCTAAGAGGTAAATGTTATGAGTACTGAACACGCTATCCATACTTTGTTTACTGAAAAGAGCAAAAGTACTGCTACTGTTATAAAGGATTATGGTAAAAAAATTCAAAGTGACAATAGGCAGTATGTGGATGGTCTGTTTGGTGTAGTGGTTGAAAAACTTGGCAAATTAGATAAGTTGGACACTTTGGATAGTTTTGTTTTGAGTGGTGTTGGCTCAAATTATGAAAATGATACAACTTCTTATGTACAGGGTGTTGATTCGGTTGGTAGTGATTCAGAGTCAAGCGATGATATGCCATATTTATTCTCCTTAAATCATGTTGGTACGGCATTCTCTTTGGATGCCGTATTCTCTCAAATCCAAGAAAAACAACCCATTAGCTCTATTGAGTTAAAAGAGTATTTTGATAAGTCTCAAAGAGAGATAGAGAGGTTTATTAGAGTTCTCATAAGAAAAGGTTTAATAGTTACCTTTAACGGTTATTGTGAGGTGGTGTAGTGGCTTCAGCTAGAGACCAATCCCTGTCAATAAATATGGTTATGAATAGTGCCATTCGTGGTTCTAACTTCCTCCAAGTATCTGTAAATAAACTCCATACAACAGCTAAAAAGATGGAGAGAATAGAGTTTATGAAAACTACTAACTTCTCTCTTCTTAAAAGAAATATAACTAGTTTAGAAAACCATCTAGGAAAGATACGGAGTACTTCAGCAAAAATATCAGCCAATCCCATAAAGCTGGATGTGACTACTAGTAGAGATGCTCTTACTACTGCTAGAAAAGATATGACAGCGTTGGAGCGTAGTGCAAAGCAGACAGCTTTCTACACTAAAAAAACCTCTGAAAACCTAACTAAAGGGGCAATAGAGCAAAAAAAGATTAGTGCCTCAATGTCCTCTTCTGTATCTCGAAGTGCAGTGGCATCTACTGTTGTAGCTCCAGTATCGCCATCGCCAGTGGTAGAACACAGAAGAGATAGAAGACACTTAAGTGGTACAGCAATGGCAGGGGCATTAACGGCAGGTGGCGTTATGGTTGTACCGTTTAACGCAAGTATCAATTTTGAGACGGCGATGGCAGATGTTAAGGCATTTACAAAAGATATGAACGCTCAAAACTTTGATATTCTATCTTCTAAAGCTAGGGAGTTGGGAGCAACAACAGAGTGGAGTGCTACACAAGCAGCTCAGGGGATGAAGTTTTTAGCCATAGCTGGTTTTGATACCAAACAACAGTTAGGGGCTATGAATGGTGTCTTAGGGTTGGCTACAGCTGGTTCAGTAGATTTGGCTACCAGTGCGAATATCGCTTCAAATATATTGAGTGGCTTTCAAATCAAAGCAGAGAAGATGGGAATGGTATCAGATGTTTTAGCTAAGACATTTACCACATCCAATACCGACCTCACCATGTTGGGTGAGACGATGAAGTATGTTGCACCTGTAGCCAGTGGGTTAAATGTAGGGATTACAGAGGTGTCGGCATTAGCTGGGAAGCTTGGTAATGTTGGTATACAAGCCTCTATGGCTGGTACATCGCTTAGACAGATCTACACGCGATTATCAGCTCCACCAAGTGAAGCACGAAAAGCATTAGAATCACTTGGAGTAACTGCTTATGATGCACGAGGTAAGTTTAAGGGGCTACCAACAATTATCGGTGAGTTGAATGTAGCGATGAAAGGACTGAATGAGGGTGATAAGAACGAGAAGATGAAGCACCTCTTTGGTATGACAGCTCTAAGCTCAGGAATTGCTCTTCTAAAAGAGGGTAAAGATTCTATTCTAAAATATAAGTCCACTATTGATAACTCGTTGGGGACAACGCAAAAAATCCAAGATATAAAGCTTGATACAACTTTGGGGCAGTTTAAACTACTAAGCTCTGCTGTTGAGGGATTAAATATATCACTCACTCTTGGGTTGTTGCCAGTTATCCGTTATGTTACAGGTGGATTAACCTCGGTAACCTCTTCTCTTAATGCATTTACAGAAAAGTTTCCAGAGTTCTCTAAGTGGGTCTTTGGTCTTGGTGCTGGTCTAATTGTAGGAACGGTGGCACTTGCTGGGTTTGGTTTGGTTGTTACAGGTGTTGGGTCTGCTCTTGCTTTTTTAGCTGGACCTGTCACGGCTATCACGCTTGGTGTTATCGCTTTAGGTACAGCTGGTGTTGCACTCTATACTAAATTTAAACCTGTTCGAGATACTCTAAATGGTTTATGGGATGGATTTAAAGAGGGGATTGCACCTGCAATTGTTTATCTTAAGGTAATAGGCTCGGATGTGGCTTCAATATTCTCGAAGATATATGATACTGCAAACGGTATTTTCTCTAAAATAGGCTCTGGACTAAAGGGTATAGGTATCACATCAAAGAGTATTGGTAATGGTGTAGGATATCTCTTTAGTGTGGTATCCAAAAACATCTATGTGGCATATACTACAATCAAAAAAGTCACTTCGGCTATTGGTTCTGTTCTGGGAGGGGTATTTAGTGGATTTAGCTCTTCAGTTTCTCCTTTTCTACAAGACTTTAAAAGTGTATTAGTTGAACTTGGAAGTGGGTTCTATGAGCTTTACAGTGCTTTGAAGCCAGTGTTTCAATCTGTTGGTAATGTGATAGGCTCTGTAGTTAGCTCTATTAAACCTATACTTGTAGGAGTTGGAGAAGTTTTAAACAGTGTTGGTATCAATGCAAATAGTGTAGGTAGTGCTATTGGAACGGCTTTTAAAATCGTTTTGTTCCCTATCAAATTGGTTATCAAGGCAATTAGCTCAATCTTACATGTTGGGGCTGATTTGGTCAATGGGTTTAGTAGCATAGGTGAGAGTATAGGTTCGGCTTGGAATGGAAGTGTTGAATACATTAAGACAAAATTCACTTCTTTATTTAATTGGGTAAGTACAGGATTTAGTAGCATAGGTGAGAGTATA